GGTGACATATTCCCTAAAAAGGATTGGATTAATGTAAAGATTGAATTCGAATATAATTCTGAGGACAGTAATATTAAATTAAATGAGAACATACTATACGCAGGTAGTACTATAAAGGAAAGAACAGAAAGGGCTACAGAGGAGCTTATCGAAAGTGTAGAGTCAAGTACTCTTGTAGACGAAACTGGAAAATGTCCGTCTAAATTTATAAATGATAGCTTGAATGATTTATATAGTAAGGCTGTAGAGCTTAGAAAAGATTTTATAGATGGTAAAGACTATATGGATCATAGTATAGTTACTATAATAGTTGATACAGAAACACTTGAAGATAGGGGGTTATTAGATGAGTAAAGATTATACTCAATATACTGCAAAAGATATTGAGCTTTTGGAAGGACTTGAGGGAATGCGTGAGAGACCGTCTATGTACATTGGTAATAATGGAATAGAAGGACTACACCAATGCCTTACAGAATCTCTTACAAATAGTATAGACGAAGCTATAGCAGGCTTTGGTAATACTATAGAAATAACTATAAAAGACGATGGAGACGTAGATACGTTCTCCATTCGTGATTATGGACGTGGAATACCAGTAGACATTCATCCAGTTCATAATAGACCAGTGCTAGAAATACTTTGTACTGATATGCATGCTGGAGGAAAACTTACGGCTGAGTCTAACTATAAAGTAAGTGGTGGTAACTATGGTATAGGACTTAAGGTAATGAATGCTCTTTCTGAGAGACTTCATATAGAATCTTGGAAAGATGGCTATCATTATACACAAGATTTTAGTAAAGGATTTAAAACATCTGATATACAAAAGCTAGAAAAGACTAAAGAAACTGGAACACTTATGACTTGGACTCCAGATAAGACTATATTCGAAGTTACTAAATTTAGTAAATCTAGAGTAAAAGCCGCTCTTAAAGACAATGCTTTCCTTAATCCAGGTGTAAAGTTCATTCTTACATACTATAATGATAAACCAGAGACATTCTTTAGTAAGGCTGGTTTACTTGATATGATGGATGATATGATAGATAAGAAGGAAACTCTTCTTAGTAAGCATATCTATATAGAAGAAACTGGAGAAAAGGAAGTACTTAAAATAGTATTGAATTATACTAATGGACATGATATGCTTCGTAGCTATGCTAATAATCTTAGAATGATAAATGATGGTACACACGTAACTGGATTTAGAGCTGGGTTTACTAAGGCTATAAATGTATTTGCTAGAGAAGCTAAAGTACTTAAAGATAAAGACGAGAATATCAGTGGTAACGAGCTTAAGGATGGTATGTGTGCTATTGTAAGCATAATGCTGCCAGATCCTCAATTTGAGAATCAGACTAAGACTAAGTTATCAAATGTATACTTGACTACTTGGGTAGCTTCTGTTGTGTATAATAACTTATTAGAACACTTTAGAAAATATCCAAATATAGCTAAAGAAATAATAAAGAAAGCATTGGCTTATAGAAAGCTTAGAGAAATAATAGCTAAGACTAAGGAAACTATATTGGGAACTAAAGAGAATAAGAAGTTCGGAGCGTTATCTGGGAAATTGAGTAACTGTAGTAGTAAGAAACCAGAAGAATGTGAGCTATATCTATTAGAAGGGGAGTCATCGAAAACAACTGTAAAGACTGCTAGAAACCCTGTATATCAGGCTATATTTACACTTAGAGGTAGAGTTCTTAATACAGAAAACCTTACTATAGATAAAGTGTTAGAAAACTTAGAATTCAGAGAATTAATCCAAGCTTTAGAAACTGGTATAGATGACGAGTTTGATTTAAAGAAACTTAGATATCATAAAATAGTGATAGCTACGGATGCTGATGCTTTTGGCTCTGGGATTCGGCTAGGACTAGTATCGTTTTTTGTTAGACATATGCCAGATATAATAAAACAAGGGTATTTATACTTTGCAGAAGCTCCACTATTTAAAATAGTAACTAAAAAAGAAACTATATATTGTAAGAATAAAAAGATATTAGATGAAACTATACCTAAGGTAAAAGGAGAATATCAAATAAAACGTTTCAAAGGACTTGGAGAAATGAATCCTGAGGACTTTAAAGACTATGTTATGAACCCAAAGGCTGATGCACTGGTTCAAATATTACCAGAAGATTACGAAAGACTATCTGAAATAATCAGTAAGCTTCAAGGTAGTAGTTCTGAACCTAGAAAGCTTTTTATAGAGAAAGGAGAAATTTAATATGTTAAATAGTGATGTGTTTTATATATGTGTTATATATGTTGTGAATGTATTCTTATTATTAGTAATTGATGCTATTATTGCAAATTGGTTAGATGATAAAAGAGTAGCTGAGAAAGAGAATCCACGTATAAGACTTATGTGGGCTCGTAGATGGAAGATTTGTGATAGAATAGCAAGCTTCCTTATAATTATATCTGTTATATTGCCAGTGTTATGGTTATTTAATAAAGCTGTAGATATTATGTGTAAAAAGATAATTGGATTGGTGATGCGTGATGCGTAAGATATCTGCAGAAGAGTTAGCTAAGAATGACTATCTAGAGTTAGCTACCTACACTCTAGAAGATCAAGCTATTCCATGTGTATACGATAACTGTAAACCAGTGCAACGTAGAATATTATATGATATGTATGACCTTAAGGTATTTTCGTATACTAATACAAAAAAGAGTGCTAGAATTGTGGGTGACGTAATTGGTAGATTCCAGCCCACAGGAGATTCAGGGTGCTATGGAGCATTATGTACTATGGTTAGGCCTTATATAAAGAACATTCCATATATAATAGGACAAGGTGGATTCGGTACACAAGATACAAACTTCGCCAGTGATAAAAGATATACTGAATGTAAGTTATCTGAATATAGTGAGAAATTTCTTTTAGCTGATTTAAAGAATAACTCTGTTGAATTTATTCCTAATTATGACGAGGAGGAGAAGGAACCTAAATATTTGCCAGCAGTTATACCTGATATACTCATTAATGGTAATAGTGGTATAGCTACACCTTATATGTGTTGGATACCACCTCACAATGCACACGATGTAGTAAAACTTTGTATAGCTTATGTAAAAGATCCTAAAATGAGTATAAAAGAGATGATAAATATTCTTAAAGCTCCAGATTTTCCTACCGGTGGAATAGTTAGTCAAATAAATAACGTTTATAGATTCTATAATACCGGTAATGGAGCTTGTACTATTACTGGTAAATGGCATAAGGAAGTTCATGATAGCAAGACTTATATAGTTATAGACGAACTTCCGTACATGCGTACACAAGATACATTTATGGACAAATTATCTAAAGTTAAGGCTGATAAAGATATAGGTTATTTAGTAGCTGGTGTAGATGATTTATCTGCTGATGGAAAGATATGTATTAAAATAAGAGTTTCTACTGGTACTAAGTATGATGAACTTGTAGAGATTTTATTGAAACAAACATGTCTTAGATATAGCCAAGTAATGAATATGATGGTACTTCTTGATAATAAAGAGTATAGACTTCTTAATCTTGCAGAAGTTATGGAAGCATTTGTAGGATTTAGAAGCAAATGTCTTTATAATAAGTTTAAATATGAGATGGAAACCAATGCTAATAGACTTCATATACTGGATGGACTCATAGTAATAAATAAAGATATAGATAAGGCTATAGCTATAGTGCGTAAGTCATCTGGTAAAGAAGATAGTATAATTAAGATTATGAAAGAGTTTAAGCTTACTAGAGAACAGGCAGAATATATAGTAATGATGCGTGTTTATAGACTTAGTAATCTTGAGATGAAGAATGTAGAAAAAGAAATAGACGATCTTAAGAAGCGTGCTAAAGTATTGACTAAACTTACTTCTTCTGAGAGAAATAAGTATCTAGATGAAGAAATGCTTAAAGAATGGACTGAAATACTTGACAAGAAGGTATTTAATAGTAAAAGAAAAACAGAAATATTAAAAGGATAAAGGTGATCGAGTATGAATGCAGTGTTGAAAGTACAGGGTAAGTTAAAGAATAGTAGAGAGTTATCTGTAGACTTATTAGTTATAGATAAAATGGGTAATATAGTATTTCCTAGAAGTGCTATAGACAGCAAGGTAATCAATAGAGGATTGCTAACTTCATCAGAGATTGCAAAAATAACTAGTGAACGTAATATATATGATGTCAATCAAGTTCTTAAAGATAGGGACTTGGCGATAGATGGGGATATTATGGACGATATAGTTAATATAGTTATGAAAGTAGTAGATATATACGATGACTATGAGTTAGAACACATCGTAATTAGAAAGTTAGTTAAATTAAAAAGTATATAAAGGAGAAGGGATGTAAAAATGGCAACATACGTAGTAATAGGTGTAATATTGGCAATTGCTGCATGGATGATAATAGAAAGTATTATAAATAAGGATAAGATGAGTAAGTCAGAGTTCTATATTACTACAGGAGCTGGTATAGTCGCCGGTTCCTTAGTTTTGTTGTCAAGATTACTATAAGGAGGTATATGATATGAAGAAATTAATATTAGGATTAATGTTGTGTATATCTATGATGAGTATGGCTGAAACTTATGTAAAAAGTTATGATTTGTCTTCTTCTATTAGTTGGGATAAGAAGATGAGAACTAATGAAAAGATTATAAATGACGCTATTAAAGAAGAATACGATAGATATAAAGCTAAAGCTATCAGCATTAGCGTAGCTGGTAGATTTCAGGATAGTGTGTACATATTATTTGAGAAATAATACAAAGTATATAATTATATATCATGTATCGTTTCAATAAAATAATTTTATAATATTTAAAGGAGGAATTTAAAGATGAGAGAATTTAAGAAACATGTTGAATTATTGGGGTATTATATTGACAAGTACAATGAAACAAAGAAAGATGAGTTTATAATTGCTACTTTCTTAAAGATTAAGGCGGTACTTAACTATGGTGATAATATGCTTTACAGAAGAACTGAGGAAAGTGTAAAGACATTTATGGAATCTAAGGATATTATGATCAAAGGTATCGAGTTAATTAAACCTAAGGTAGGAGGAGTCTATAAATACGGTAATGAACTATTAGATATATGTATAGATGCTATGTGCAATATAAAGCATATAGAGGATGATACAAACAGTGTTATAAGTATTAAGACTTCTATTAAGGGAATAATTAACATAACTAACGCATTAGCTAGCGTTCTATTAGAACCATTAGATGAATTAAAAATGTTGCAGAATGATGTATATGAAACAGAACCTAGTACTGAAATTTTGAGATACTTAGCTAATTTAACTTATGCTGGTTTGACTGATGAGAATACTAGATCATATCCAGATAGAGTAGTAAACAAGCTAAAAGACTTCACGTATAGATATGTAGCATCTATAGTTGAAGACGTTAAGGATAATAAAGCTATAAAGAAAGTTCTATTTGAAAAGCATGATACGTTACGTGATGAAAAGGCTTCTATCTTTGATCTGATGGTAACTAAGGGTGAATGTATGGATAAGGACTATAACGTGACTAAGAGAGTTAAAGATGATAATCTGAATGAGTTTAGAGAAATACTTGCTGGGTATATAGAATATAATAATAAAATAGAAGAAGTATCTGAAAAATACATGAGTATTATGAAGAACTTCCCGGATGCTTTGAGCGGAGAGTTCTATTTAGACGCAAGTGGTTGCAACTATAATGAGCTTTTAGATTTGTGGCCAAGTCCTGTAACGTTTGTTAATATAGAAGCTTTGGAAAAGATGAAGGATATATTAGATAAATCTATAGCTGTTCATAATGTATACACTGATCTTTTAAAAGGCTTTGATAAATAAGGAGGTTCTTATGCAAGTAGTAGTAATAGAAAAAAGAATAATTGATTATGTGGTTAAGTTAGAGGAAAAGAATCTTAAGGCTGAAGATCCTGTACATACTGCAATAGTTTGTGAATTTACGTATGATTATGAAAATGATAAGATTAAAGTACTACGTAGACAGCAACCTGATGAGATGTATGTGACTGAAGGTTTAGCTAGAAAGCTTATTCTACATCCTTTATTCTCAGAAGCTCTTAATAGGATAATATACGATAAGAGTGGTCAAATATTAGTTACAGGATTTAATGCAGACATATATGTCGAAGGAATGGAGTTAGAAGAAGCACTAAACTTTTCACTAAGTCTAGATATAAAAAGAAAATAAGGAGAATGATATAGAATGAACTTTGATAAAAGTAAAATAAAGTGGAATGGAACTAAAGTAGGGACTATGCTTATAGATATGTGTGATCTTGCTAATGGTGGAAAGATAGTAATAGTAAGAGATCCAAAGATATTAAGTTTGAGCGTAAATGTTAGATTCCACGTATCATCATTTGATAAAGCGCAAGGAGTTCCTCATTTAATGGAACACTGTTTATTTAGTAATGTATATGAAGGGAAGTCTCTATTTCAATGCAGAGATGAACTTACTAGATTAGGTATAGAGCTTAATGCTCAAACTAGTCATAAGGATATGAGTATAATAGCTAGTACTGCTTCTTGTATGGATATAAACAAATATCCTCTTGATAGATACTATACTAGCTTCTGTAAAGAATATGATTATAAGACTCTACTTAAGAGACTTGGGGATATATGCTATAATCTAGTAACTACAGA